CCTTCACACGCTACACAACGATCTTTAATAGGGATTTCAATTTCATCTTCCTCTTCTTCCTCAACTTCTTCCTGTTTAGGTTTTGCAGTTGATTTTGATGCTGTTCTTGATAAAGCACGTTTAACAGGTTTTTCGTCTGGATTTTTTCCATGTGCTTTACGAGTAGATTCTTGCTCATCATCATCATCTAAATCTTCTTTTTCAACTTTCCTGCCTACTGTTCTACGTGCAGGACGTCTTTCTTCTTCTGGTTTGTCTTCAACATCAGTTAATTCTCCACCTTCAGTTTCAACATCTGTTGCAAAATAGATTGCTTTTAACTCAGCATACGTAAGAACACTATTTTGTATGATTTCATCAAGATTTGGAACATCATTGAGAACATCTTCATCCCATGGTTCCCTATCTAAAAATTCAATCCATACGGTTTCAGGAAATGGTTTACCTTTTTTACCAATTGTATCCCATTTAAAAGTAAGTTCAAGTGTTTTGCCTTCATTGAGATCTGGGAAGATTTCATTATCATCATTTTCATCTAATCTTTCTTTCAAACACTGATGAAACATTTTAGATGACATATCCCATACAAATGGATTCTGGTCATGTTTTTTAGAATCAAGAGGAACAGGAATATATAAAATACGATCTTGTGGATATAACTTAATTGCAGCTTCTCTTTCTTCTTGTTCAAATAATACTTTTTGTTGCTCACAAATTGGGCATTTCTTTCCAATAGACGTAGGACAGACATAAGATTTATTATCTGCTCCTATTGAACGATGTAATTTATACGGGCGACGATACCATGGGTTACCTTTTAAAGCAACACCATACGCTTCATCTTTATCTGGATGATTTGAATCGGTTACAATGTAAGGTAGGAAATCCATTTGTACTTTTTTTACCGTGTCATCAAACATAAGCAAGGTATCATCTTTTGATAAAGTAAGATAACTCCCACCTGTACTATGACTTACTTTTTTTGCGTTCTCGTGAACTTTTCCTCTGAAAAAACTTTCTTTTTTACTCATACTTTCATTTGTTAATTTTACGACTGATTTTTACATTTAATTGTTTATCTTCTACTTTTTTCTTTGTCCGTTCATTGCTTAAATTACGAGGCATCGAAGGACCTGCAAAGTATTGTTGTCCATGTAATGTTACAAGATTTTCAAGGGCTTTTTTTCTATCCTGAAATGCTTTTTCAGCACCTTTAGCAACACTATATTCAAACTTCGTTTCAAGATAATCATCATAAGCGTCTTTATACTTATTTGATTGTAATATTGCACTTGTTACAACTGCTTCAGTGATTTTAACATCACCTAGTTTATGTTTTTCTGGATTGGAACGTATATCTCTATCCAATTCAGCTCTTGCAAGATCTAAAGCTTCCTTAGCTTTATCCATGAGTTTTTCCATTTCAGCTACGTGTCGGCAATATTTATACGTTAATTCTGCCTGACCTAACCACTCTACATCGAGAGCATTTTCGTCTATCCGAATGTCTTGTTCATAATTCATTTTTTCAATTTTTAGTTATTATATATGTTGCTAAAGTTAATCCTGGAAATCCCACATCATAAAAATGATCTCGCATCTGTTCTAATATAAACCCTGCTTTGGGATTATCTTCATTTAAAAGAACTGCTTGACAATATCCTAATACTTGTCTTCTAATTCCCTCAGCATCTTGATCTTTTAACCCTTTCAGAATTATAGAAATTTCTTTCCATTTTGCTCCTTTTATTAATGCTCGGCAAAGTTCAATTGATTGAGATTGTTCTACAGCTGCTTGCTTTGCTGTTTCAATCCTACGTTGTTCTGGGACATTTAGTACTTGCTCGAGAATTTGAAGAGCATTTCTGGGTTGACCAAAACTACTTATAATGATTTGATCGTAAACAGTTTTATCTAATGTTTCACCTTCTTCTCTAACAATTCTTCTTAACAAACTAATAAGTTGATTATCATTTAAAGGCTTTACTTGAAACTTTTGACATCGTCCGTGAATTTCTTTTATCAGTTTATCCGGTTGTGTGGTACACAATATAAAATAAACATGTTCGGGTGTATCTTCAAGGATCTTCAATGCAGCATTTTGAGCATCATTTGTCCATTTATGCACTTCATCAATTAAAAACACTCGACAAGGTCCATTAATTGGTTTATACTCACAATTTCGAATAATGTCTCGTACTGTATCAATTCCACGAAAACTAGCAGAATTTATTTCCGCTAAATCATCTTCACTACAACCAAGTACATTTGCAACAATTCGACCAAGTGTAGTTTTACCACATCCAGATAAACCATGAAATAGAAATACATGAGGACAAGTTTTCTTATCACTAAGCATTTTAGTAAGAGATATAATTACATCTTCATTACCTTTTACTTGCTCAAGTGTAGGTGGACGATATTTAAGATATAAACTCATACTTTTGGTTTTACTGGTTCAATTAATAATTCTTCAAGTGCTTCTAACTTAATAGTCCATCTATTAATAAGAGCTTCTTCATCCTGTATCCTTTGATTGGCTAAACTTATTATAAGTTTTAGTCTATCAATTTCTTTTTTTATTTTTTTTCCATTTAAATATGTTTTTAAACCATTCTTTAATAAAATAATAATAATATCCAAGATACCACATCCCAATATATAGCCCAGTATATATTATAGCGATCCATAACATTATCCAATATACTTTCATAAATTTATATTTAAATTTCTACGTTATACTTTTCTTTCTTCAACCATGGCTCATCTACACCACAAATTGCAATGTCAATTTCAAGTGGCAATATTATCCATTCCCATTTTTCAAGTAATTCAATGGTTGTAATTTCAATAAGATATTTTGCAATTACTTCAACCTCATCTGGATGTGTATCAATTAAAATACTATCATGGATTTGTCCGATAATTCTCGAATCCAGATTATTTTCACGAATAAACTTATCCATTTGAATAAATGACCATAACAGACAATGAAATGCAGCACCTTGTACTGGATAATTAACTACATCATTAAATGACATTACACCAGAACAACGGAATCCTGTTTTTAAATCAACATACCCACATTTAAGATACTCTTGATAGAAATCATCTTTCCATTGTTTATATTCAAAATAACGTTTATTCCAGAATTTATCTTCAATATCTAAAATATGTTTAATAAATCCTGTAGTAATAGTCCGTCCATTTACTTTTTTAATCTTCCCAAATTCCTTGATCCCTTTACTTATTAAATGGTCAGAAATGTAATATGGTTTAAATGAATTATCTATTTTATCAATTATAATACCTTGCCCATATTTCCATTTTCCTTGAGGAAGTTTTGCCCATTCAGCAATATTTGCTGCACAATTTTTATAATAATCCCCATAGAATTCCGGAAATATAAAGCCATTTTTTGCTGCCTGTCGAAGTGTTGTTTGTCCTTCAATTTTTTTATCAATCGAATTAAGTTTAAAAATTTCCTTCGCCATATCACTATGCATATCACCATGAAGAATATCATAGATTAATTTTTTATCATTATTATAGCATGCTGAAATTCTGACTTCTAATTGTCCGTAATCCCCTTCTAAAAGCTGATGGCCAGGACGTGGTATAATTGCACTCCTACAAATTTCTTGCATTTCTTTATTTCGGACTGGAATATTTTGGAAATTAACTTGTGAACTACTAGAACGATATGTACGTGCTAAATGAAGATTAAAAAAAGGATGCATATAACCGTCTACTTGTTCACGTTCAAAACCTTCAAGGACATCTAGGGATTTTTTAACATTATTATACTCTTCATAGAAATCAAGTTCTTGAATACCGAGCTTTTTTAATGCTTCTGCATTCGTTGAACCTTTTTTATTTTCACCTTTCTTTCCACCTGAAGTCATCATTGCAGGTTTTAACTTCTTTACTCCGTATAAGAAATCTCCTAGCTGTTTATCTGAATAAATATTTACTTTTGTAGCTTGAGATTTTTCCCATTCTCGATAAAACGAAGTTTCTTTAAATTGTGCTTCAAGACGAATAATCTTACGAGCTAAGGCAATTTTCTTTTTCTCGATATAATCAACATCAATATGGATCCCTTGCATTTCAGCATTAGCAAAAGCAAGAATTCCATTATGCATTAGCTCGTAAGCCTCGTTACAATTTGGATTATAGGTCATTTGGTAAATATGATATATCAAAAATATGCCATATTAAACTCCCCTCAGCGTATTGAACAGTTCCCAAATATACCCCATGAAATGATTCTGGTAAAGTATGTCCTGTCCCCACTATAGAAATTTTTCTTTCTTCTTTCAGTGCTTCTGGATTAACTAAATACCATAAACAAAGACTTTCTCCTTGTTTTTGAACTGATAGAAATTCTGCTCCTTGAGGAACAGAAATAACCTTATTCTCAAGATTTTCATTTAATCTATATTTCCAAATAGTTTTCATAATTATTTAAAATTTAAATTTATACCAATAAAGCAAAATTAAACCCTCCAAACATTTGCATATAAGATTTTACAGATTGATTTCCATCCGATGCATTATACCCATGTGTTAAAAATGCTTTTAATGCACCAACCCCTCCAATATGTGCTGCTGCAAGCATTCCAGACCATGTAACTTTTACTCCTTTTATTGTTGTACCTATGTATTTTTGAAAATCTTTTATGTAATAAGCAATGTAATATGCATTCTTCTTCATAAGTGAAATTACACTTTTCTTTTGTACTTCCTCAGAATTTAAAAATGCTTTTAAAGAACCTTTATACCCAATGTCCTTTCTTGCTATTGGAGTTAATTGCCATTTACCTGCTGCATTTGTGGAATAATTCATAATATGATAAGGTGATCTATATACTATCCCTTTTACTTTTAAAGGGTACTTTGTAGGTTTCCCACTTTCAGGAATTGCAAGTGAATCAAGACAAGCATTCAACTGATTCGTAGCATATTTTATAATCTCTTCTTTTTGTACTTTCATGAGAGGAGTAATCCAGTCATAAGGTGCAAATAATCGTAACGGTAATAGAAATAAACCTAGACCCAGTAATACGATTAATTTTTTCATAATTTTTATTTTTAGTTAAACATTATGATAAACCTTCTTTTTCTTTATGTTTATCATTATTGGTGTGAAGTTTTCACACTTTTTCTTAATATCTTCTTCAGTTAATATTTTATATTTATTAGTATCAGATATATAACAATAATGTCTATTTATTACTTTACTTAAGCACATATAGGAATGAAACTGGTAATGTGTACAAAATGTACACTTCTCTTTGCTATGATAATGTTTCCAGAGTTCTATTTCTTTTTTCTTTTTCAAAATGGTAACATTTGTTGAATTTGCCATAAAGCAACTCTATATTCGTTTATTGAATCGTATCCATTATATTTGAGTAATTGTGCTTTTAATTCAGATGAAGTAAGTAAATCCATTATTCTATTAATTGAATTCCCACACTTTTCATTTTCTGCTTTTAAATAAGGTGCAGTTTCACTACTATAATCTACTATTCCCAAAATTACATAAGTTAAAAATTTAATACTTGTAATA